CCAATCCAGTAATGTTACCAGACTTCATTGCACTAAATGCAGATCCAATGTTTCCAAGTGTTGTTTGATCAACTCCTTGAAGGACACCTGCAAGAGCAGAGAATCCTCTTGTTAAATCTCCAGTTTTTAAAAAATCAACTGTAGAATCCACAAATGATGCTAATGTTCCTGGAGTTAAGAACAGGGGAGTTGATGATTCAATTGATGCTGCAGCGAGTAATATATCCTTTAAACTACCTCCCGAAGGAATGTCAGGTATACTTGAAAGAATAGATATAAGTCCTTCAATTGGGTTTTGTACAAAGTCACGGGCATCATTGGTAGATGTTCTGAATGATCTTGCACCAAGTTGATTTGCAAGAAGTTGAACCATTGCTACTTGCAATTCTCCTGAAGAAAGAGTTGTTTTAACAGCTGCTGGAGAAACAGACTTACGAACAATCTTCTGTGGTTTGGCACCTAAAATTTGTTTAGCATATGTAGTTCCAGAATAAGCATCTAAAGTTAAAAAGTCTCTACTTGCAAAGACCACTGGAGTTACTGCAGCATCAAATGCTTGCATTATCTCATTAAGATTGCCACCCAATACCTCACTAATTAATTCTTCAGTATCACAGATCGGGCTTGGTGAGTAAAATCCGCCTGGTGGTAGTGGTGGAATTGGAAAGTCTGTATCAAATTCTGAGGGAGTTCCAGTTTGTGGTTGTGTTGGTAAAGGGATTCTTGGTGTGTCATTAATATTAGTAGCATCATTGATACCACCACCTCCTGGTGTAGTTCCACCACCACCAGTTCCAGTCCCGCCACCAACACCAGTCCCAGTTCCAGCACCAGTCCCCAATACAGTTGAAATCGGTAAAGTCCCTCCTGGTTGTGCTAGTCTAGGATCCAAATTTGATTGTGGAGTTGGACCAGTTCCAGACCCTGAACTTTTTCCTTTCCTATCAAAGGCACCTTTTAGAGCTTTCAATATTTGATCGAGAAGTCCTTTTATAATTTTGTTAAAGATGCATACAAGTGCTTCAAAACCTTTCAGTTGTTTCTTTAATAAGTCTGTTCTAAATGTTGGAGGTGCTATGTTTAGTAGAGGTTGAGTTGTTTTATTAAAAGTATCTGTTACAAAGTTCTGTACCTTAGCATATATCTCCTTCATATGCTTTGCTATTTCTGTAGCAGCTTCCGATATAACCCTATCAATTTCTTTGAGTGCATTTTTTACTGGCAATGCGGCCGCGTTAGCATAAAATTGTAGTGATTTTTGTATATTTTGTATTTTCTCAGTCAAACCTTCCATGATAGTCTGAATTGACTTCATCGGACTATCTTCATGTGGATCAGGACAAGCAAGAGCATGTTTTCTTTTTAAAACATCATCCTTCTTTACATCACGGACGCACTCAAGATGAACTGCATCTGCAGATTCATGAGTAGGAAATCCTTTAGATGGTCTCTCAGTTCTAAGTTCAGAGTCTGCTGTTCTTTTTGTAGGATCTCTCTTTTGTGTTCTGGCAAAATGACTTTGAGGTGTAAAGTTCTTACCCCCCGTCAATGCTGTTCTCGTATTTAGAGTTGTCTTGGAATTGTTTCCAAGAACTCCCATGATGACAGGAACTTGCTTATCCTGATCATCTAAGAAAAATCCAAATACAAAATTTCCCTGCCTAATAGCAGGTGTTTGGAAAGATCCTCCCTGTCCACCACCTGCGGTGATGGGATACATTACCTGAGCCCAGGGTAACTGATCAGATTTAATGGAAGATTCTTCTTGGTCATGAAGACCAATGATTCTAACTTTATAGCGATATCCCCATCCAGGAGTTTGATCTTTATCTTCTATCTTTGATTCACTTATGTTCTCTCGCCACGTTGAATCATCAGCAACTTCTCCGATCCACCAGAGAAAATTACCACCAAGAAATCCTGGATTAAATAACGCTCCTCCTTCCATCAATCCTCGTAAATTCTACATTCGTCTGCGTCTGGATTTTCGTCACAATACATTTCAAATGCTGTTGGATCATGGTCTTCATCAGGGTGTGCTGCCTGATACTTTTCAAGGTGATCTAATTCATCTGATACATGACGACGCATTTGAGGAGATAAAGTGGCGTTTTCTAAAAGATCTTTATCGTCGTTAATGTGCTGTTGGATACTTTTTTCTTCGCTCATAATGGAATGTTAGTAGTGTGGTTTCCTTTTCTCCCGAAAGAATCTCTTACAAGATTTAATTTAGTATAGGTCTCTTCGGGTGATATGTAGTGACACAAATCAGCTATAATATATAGACCGCCATATTCTTTATTCAATTCATCTCCCTTCTCTGCTCTGAGACCTGGAGTATCAAGGAATACAACGTCTCCTGCATGTAAATTAAGGTCTCCAGGAATAGTTACGGTCTGCATGCCAGTAAATAATTGATTGTATCTACGGAGAGTTTGATTCATTACTTTTTGTAATTCAAAATTTTGTTCCGTTGATTTATCAATTTGTTGCTGTGTTGTTCCGCTAGGAAGAGTCCCAGTGTCAATGAGTCTATAAGTAGTCCGCGTAAATTTACTATCAGATTCAAATTTATCATTTAACTTTGGCAAATCCTTTGCAGCTAATTCTGTACCATCCTTTGTGTCATTTGCTGTTTGTTCTATAACCTCATAGAAACAATTAAATGGATCGAACACAACTAATCGTGTTCCATATGCACCCATTTTAAATTTTTCTTGAGCTGGTATGGGATTATCTCCTTGAAAGTCTAATACTTTGGTATCATACCCTGCAGGTAAGTCTGTTGTCAAATTATAGATTAAGGACCTTTTCTGCTTTTGCTTAAAAAGACCATCGATAGATTTAAAATTAAATCCCTTGGAAGTTTCAAAAAAGAAAAATCCACCAGTCTTTCCTTTCTCTCCAGCGACGGTAGGTATTGAAGCTTTAGACAACCAGTTCATTACATAATATGGTTTGCGATTGTTTCCTATAAAATTATAATTATTATTGGTCTCTTCAATGTCTAATTTTTTTTCTGTTTTTAAAAAATCAGTTAAGATTCTTCTTATATGATCTGATATTTTTCCATCAAATCTTACGTTAAGTCTTGACGATCCACTCTCATTTCTCAAAAATTCTTCGGACACTAGGTCTAATTTTATCATGGATGCTGTGGACTCTTCATTTACTTGAGTAACTTTGTTTACGTTTAAATTTATTTTAAGCGTTGTATCATTGTTATCCTTAAATTCTAACTCAACATCTTCTGTTCCCACTAATGGAAGACCCTCTAACACAGATTTATTATCCACAGAGTTTCCAGTGTCAGCAAAAACTACTTCAGATCTAACAGTATCTTGCAAAACACTTTCGTAATACATGAGACGGACTAATCCGTTAGTTAAATCAACGAACTTATCTGTCTGCTTATTAGAAAGCACTTTTAATTTTGTTACTGTAGATGGAACTGCTTGTCTGGATGTTGAATTTGACATTCTTTATTACCTCTTATTTCTATTTACGCACCTTGATATAAAGCATCAAATGAATCGTTGGCGTTGTTTCTACCAGATAACACGACAGGAATCATAGTCTTACCTTGACCACCACCATATTGATCCTGAGATACTGGTGGAGGAGGAACCAAAATCGTTTGAGGAGCCAAGGCATCATAAGGAGCATAGTCACGAATTGCATCTAGAACTCCCTGCTTGGTCTTTGCTGCGTTGATTGCCAAAAGCATCGGTGTTACTTCAGCAATGCTACTATCATTGTCAATAACAATCTCCTTTCCTTTCTCACCTATCAGAGCAAGATGAGGTTCGTCTAATGTAACTCCACCTTTTTCATATGCGACATGGACATGATCTCCATGAGTGCCTGATCGTGGAGTTCCTGGTTTTCCATAAAGGAATTCTACTGGTTGAACACCGCGCATCCGATTAAATTCCAGAACCTTTGAAATAATTTTCTTTTGATCTTGTGGCCAAAATCCACCAATGTCAATCGCACGATCAACATTATGCCACGATGCATAACTTCTCTTGAACGATCCACCAAAATCTGGGTGCTCACTTGCATAACTAAAATCTCCGACACCATCTGATGCTCTATTCTGTGGTGTCAATTCTTTGTATATGAATCTTCCGAGGTCGCCAGCAAGTTTAGTTCCTCTTGCACTTCTAACCATTGGTCCACCAGTTCCGGCACTTATCTGACCAGGAATCGAACCAGGAGGACTAGTAGGAGAGGATGTAGAAGCAGTATTAATGTTTGCTTTTGAAACTCTTAACTCTGTATTTCCTGCAGTGTTAAAGTAATGATTTTTAAACTTAACTACATTAACATTTTGAGAGGGATCATTAAATGCAGCACCGGTTCTGAATCCTGTTGCGGATATAAGTTTAGCAATATCTCCTTGATCATAACCTTCGGCTCTCAAAGCCGCTTTCAACTCATCGATACTTTGTGCTAATTTGATTGCTCTCTCAGCATTTTCTAATGTGACGGGCCCAAAGTTGTTGTTGATTCTTCCATCTGATATTGGTTGATATTGATTTCTTCCCATGATAACGCCAGTGACCGTATCATTTTTGGCGAGAAATGTTCCGGTTGATGCTTTACCCGATTGTATTAACCCGGTGCGATTTAAAACCGAACGGGCAACAAGTGCCATACCAAGTATACCCTCAGTTTCTGCTTCAGCAGCAACTAATCTTTTGAATAAATCTAATTCTGATGCACTTGCAATTTCAGCAGTTGCTACCTCTGATGCTTGAACCAATTCTTCTGCCGTACCACCCGTATCAAGTTCATCTGCGGGAACTGGAACAGCTTTCTTGCCAGAGAAGAAAGTATCATACAACCACTTACCTGCAATGTCACCTGCAAGACCACCCAGTATTCCTCCTACAAGATTTCCGGCAATAGGAATGACCGATCCTGCCATTGCACCAAGCGCACCAAAAATTGTAGCACCAATCGCAGCAAATGCAGCTCTACCAATTGGTTCTTTAAATACAAAGAAGTTCAGTGCAAAATCAATCAGACCACCGATGATTGGAATTCTTTTAACAATTGGACTGATAAAGTTTTTAAGAAATCTTAGTGCTACTCTTGAACCACCTCTTCCAAGTGCTCTACTTGTCGCACCACGAGCAAGTCTTGTAGCAGCACCTCTCCGCATCGGACCTGGAAGATTTTGTAAATTTGATCTTCCAAATCTTTGAATAAATTTATCTCTACCAAACCTTTTAAAATATCTCCTTTGAGCTGACTTAGAAACTCTTCTTCCAGTAATATCAAATCCTTTTTTAGGACCACCACCAGGACCACCCCTTCCTTTCATTGGATTAAATTGAGCTGCTGCCAACCCAACCATTCCTGCTATGAGCACCCCATTAAGAACTTTATTTAAAACTCCAGAAATCTCATCAAATTTTTTCTGCCCATCCTCACCAAAATATTCTCCGACTTTTCCTCTTAGTCCATCATACATCTCATATCCCTTGTCTAAAAAGGTAACGAGTCCATCAAGAATTTTACCTCCCCAATCCTCAATAAACTTCATTGCTCCACCAATTATTGGAATTAATTTTTGCAACAATGGAAGATTATCAAGCAATCTCATGACAATATATCCACCAAGAACATTGAATAAGAAATTTTTAATCCTATCAATAGGATTTAAATTTTTGAGTGGTGCAGGTAATTTAAATTTAGAGTTTTTCTTTTGTTCCTTCTCCAAAGCATTCTCTGCTTTAGTCGAAGACTCCCGCTCCTCAGATTTTTTTTCTTGATCTCTTTGTTTCTTCTCAGCAGCTAAAGTTCCCTTCAAAATTTCATTGATTTTATTAACTTTCATACTAATAGTTTTCACTTTCAACTTTGGTCCGTTTGAACCTGAAGATGTCTTAGTGGGTATTAGTTTTTCTGCTGTAATTGCCATTTAGAAGTTCGTTAATAATCCTAACAGATCTGTTTTTGGTTTTGATCCGCCAGTTGCTGCAGCAAATGGTGGAATGTTGTTTCTACCCGTTGGAGCAGGTTCTCCCAGTTGATTAAATCTGTCAACAATATCCATAAATTCAACTCTTGGTTGAGGTTTAACTGGTGGACCTATTGTCGGAGTAAGTTGACGTTGAGACCTTGATATCTGGGCAGGTTTTATTCTCTGAGCATCTAAAGCAGCTTGATAACTTGCATAGGTTTTTCCATCTGTGCTAGAAAAATATTTTCCTTTAGACTCCGCATACCTCTGAGCATTTAATAACTCTGATTGAGTCATAGGAGTTCCAGGAGGTTTGCTAGGTTGACTTACTTGCTGTTCCTGTTTTTCTCCAGAGGGATTCATCAGAGTTGAACCACCTTGACGATCAAAATCAAAAGAGTTAAGAGTAAAGAAGTCTGCGATACTTCCTATCTTAGACATGACATTATTCATGCTACGTTCTCTGGTAGGTTTATCACCAATGACCATATCCACAGCCATGTCTCTAGCAAATGGATTGAGTTGATGCATTGCCTGCAATCTCTGACGAAGTGTAATCGGTTGTCCTGGTTTTGCTTTTTCAGAGACACCAGAAGAATCTCCCATAAGAACTGCCATGGGATCCTTCATATCAACAAAATCATATCTTTCATTGACAACTTCATATCCACCATTATCAGTTGCCGCTGCCCAGAACTTACCAAGAATACTCTTTGCATCTTCAGCAGCAGGAGTTATCTTAGTTCCATCATAATAATCTTCATATTCTACTCTTACCTCTCCTCTCCTCAGACGATCAACAACGCTTTGTCTCTCTGCAAGAACTTGTTTATTAAATCCCTTGGTTTTTGCCTCTGCTAATTGTTGTTCTGCAATTCTAAGTTCTTGGGCACTTCTCTTTTTAGCCCTTGCAATCGCCTTGGACAATTCTTCTTTAGATGCCATAGACAAATCTTGTTCGGTAATTCTTCCACCAAGTCCACCCAGCATAGATCTAAGATATAGGAGGCCTGAATCTCTGAAAGTATCACTGCCTAACATCTTTGCAGGAATACTACCACCAGTTTGATCATCTGAGGTTTCTTGTTTACCTTTGAAGATCGGTGGCGGTGCTGATGCTGGTGCAGGCGGTGTTGCCGCTTCTTTTCTGTCTTTCCCACCAGACACTCTGACACCAAATTGCTGACCAAGAATTCTATCTAAAGCACCAAATGGATCAGTCATCAAAGATCCACTTGAGTATGCTCCATGTTTATGATCAGAAGAATGCTCAGCGAATGAAGGTCCCCCCATCATTCCACCACCTTTTGCATATGTAACTCCGGAGGTCACTTTTGGATTATTTGTTCCTCCACCCATGGCATTCATTGATGCTAAAGTATCTGCACCAAACTTATCAACAGCGCCACGACTCATTACAAACTCACCTGGGGTGAGCATGGCAGGAATCGTATCCTTATTTGGACCTCTTCCTGGAACTTGTCCACCAGAATTTAGTTCCCCAAAAAATCCATATCTTTTCTCTTCACCAGTCTCTAATCTTTGTGCTTGCTCCCTTCTCTCTTGCCCTGCTCCCGTAAGGAAGTCAAAGAAACCTCCTTTTTGGTTTCTAAGATCCTCTGCTGCCTGTTGATTTCCTTTCTCTCCTGCGGCCTTGTCTGCTTGCTTATCAGCATCATCCTTTACAGTTTGAGGGAACAATGCTGGTACAACAGCACCCGCAGCAAAAAGACCTGCTCCAATAGCAAATGGACTTTTTGCAACGGCAGCTGCTAGTTTTACACTTAATGATAATAATTTTGGAATAAAACCACCGACTATTGATACAATACCTCCTGCCAATGCTCCAAAACCTGTTCCAAATAAAAGAACAGCAGCAGTTAGTGCAGGCCACCAGTCTTTGATGAATCTGAATAGAGTCTGTATTTTTTTCTGATTTTCTTTATCACCAAACCAGTCAATTAATTTTATAATGGTTCTACCTATGAGAACATTGAGTAAGAAACCAAGTATCTTATCAAAGATACTCTTAAATGGTTTTACTACTGTTCCAACAACTTTCTTAATTCCTTTTCCTAATCCACTCTCTAACTTCTTCTCTCTGGACTTAGCACGATCTTTCTCTTTTTTTCTCCTTGCTGCCTCTGCTGCTTTCTCTTCTGCTTTTCTTTCTTTTTGTAATGTCTTAATAATTTCATCAAGACCTTGCTCAACAGAGGCAAGTTCTGCAGCTTCATCAAGACCCCTAAGTTTTTCTGCTAGATCACTTTTTTGTTGTTTGAGTATTTTTTTTATTCTTGTTATTTTTTCTGCATTTATTTTTATTCCTTTATCATGATCCTTTGTTCTAACTTCAACATCATTTACTTTGATGCGAGTAATTCTTAAAATTCTTGATAACTTCCCAATATTTGATTCCTTTCCAACTGAACCAGATGCACCGCCAACTTCTCTACCCATCATCCTAGATGGAGATATTGTGGTAGATTTTATTTGCGGTGTGGTTGCAGTATCATCCATTAGATGCTTGTTGCTTTCGTTTTAATTCTTCTTCTTCAAGATGCTGCTGTAACAGTCCAACGTAAATATCTCTCTCCCATGGAATGAGATTTTCAATTTCAGTCAAACTATATTTATGAAACTGCATCAAAGCAAAATTAAGTTTATAATAATTACCCAAGTCCATATGGACTAGGGCTAGGCGAAAAAACTTGCCAGTCCCTCCAGGAGCACAGCACTCTCTACTTTTGTTTTTGGATTGGTCACATTGATAGTATGTGAAAGTTTAGGCATCGTTTCAAAGAATTTCTCAATCTCTTTGAATTGAGCAGAGTTCATTTGTTCCAAGAAATCCGATAGTTCTTTCTTGCTACAATCATTAGCAACCCAAACTTCTTCCTCATTATAAATTTTACCCATACAAGATGCGACAAGATCAAATGATTGATCCATGGCATTCTTTTCACTAAATTCAAAATTGTTTTTGATGAACTGGTCCAGCGAAGGATAATTCATCTCCAGCATGAGATCATCATTCAGTTTAATTCTGTTAGTGTGATCATCACTTCGATTTACTTTAATATCATCCAAATCAATTTGGACAGTTACTTCAGTTTCACCATCATCAGGGCAGACAATGTTAACATCAAGTTGCTCACCAACAGACTTTCCACGAATGTTCAGGAAAAGATATTCAATATCAAAAGTTGGTAAGTGTTCTACCTTAATACCTTTAGTCAAAATACAATTTTTAATTACTGCTTTAATTGCAGTCGTAATTTGTTTTGTTTCTTCGCTTTCTAAGGCGATGACAAGGAGTTTTTCTTC